GGTACGGTTACCGCCCCGGATGGTGTGGCGTTCTTCGGAACGCACGTTACGGTGGCCGGCGGCACGTTCAGCAACTTGCTTCAGACGGACTTCTCACAGTCCGCCCTCGAGGCCGCAATCAACCAGGCCGCGGATATGGTCAACGAGCGCGGGGAACTCATGGTTATCCCGATGACCCGTTTGGTCATTCCGAACGAGCTCCGGTGGATCGTGTCCGAGGTGCTCGAGTCGCAGCAGCGCAGTGATACCGCGAACAATGCCATCAACGTCGTGAACCGGCTGGGTCTTCAAGTGTTTGACACGCCGTTCCTGACGGATGCCGACTCGTGGTACCTCACCTGCGAACCGCGGCTTCACAAGTTGCTGTTCTACTGGCGGCAGGAACCGGTGACGGACCATGCTGCCGATTTTGATACCAAGAACCTAAAAAGTTCCATGCTTTACCGTTACAGTCACGGCGTGGCCGACTGGCGCGGTTGGTTTGGATCTCAGGGAGTCTAACCCAGACGGGAGCGCAAGAAACATGGCTTTGACTAGATTCAAAGACGCCAGATCTGGGTATGACGGCCCCGTATCGGGTGCCCTGCAGCACTGGTCAATGTTTGTTAGTGCTGGTGCAAATAGTGGTGTCTACATTGGCGAACTTCTTTTGCCTGCGGGCATGAAGATTTACGTTACCGACATCGTTGCCTCGACAAGTGCGGCTGTAACCAGTGATCCCGCTATCAAAGTGGGAACATCGGATTCGGGTGCTGCACTTGTTGCTGAGACGGCACTGCCGAGCAATACGGCTACGGCACTGACAATCGTAACTGGTGCTAACCTACAGGGCAGTGATTCTGCAGTCACCAGGATTCGTGTAACAATAACGAATGACTCGGGTGATGCGTTTGTGGACGGAAACGTGACGATCACTTATTTCGTTGCGCAACCTCCGCTGTCAGTAGTTGTACGGGGTATAACCCACTTCTAGTAGGCGGGCGTACAGCAGGGGTGGGGTTCCTACGGGTTCCCCACCCCACAACCAAGGGGTGGACAACGAATGAAATTGCTTAACTTCATCGACGAGGGACGGCCATCTGGGTATGCCCCGATCAAACCCAAGATCAAACTGGCCGACAAACCGTACCTGTTTATTGCCGTGCCGTGCGGGAACAAGGTGGACAAGTTTCTGCTGGAGTGTTCCAAGGAACTCGGGGGGTGCGGGAAACAGTTTATTCTCGAGGGATCACGGGTGCCGGCCCTGATGCCCATTTACTGGACCATTTCCTACCACAATACCCTCATGCCCCTGAACGTGACGCAGGCCATCAGTTGGCACTCTGGAACCCTATCGTCCGTTGCGCGTCAGATCCTGACCAAGGAGGCCATGCGGGTGGGATCCACGTACATCCTGTACTGGGACGATGACACCCTTCCCCCGGCACTCGGATTGTACACAATGTTCAATTTTATGCAACAACACCCAGAGGCCGGCGCGATTGGGGCGGTGTGTATGACCCGCCAGGATCCCTCTGAACCGGTTGTGTACATGGAGCACGGTGTCGGTGCGTCTTGGGACTTTGAGATGGGTCCCGGGGCCGAACCCCAACACGTGTTCGCTACGGGGTCTGGGTTCCTGTTGGCCAGGGTCGAGGCCATTGCCGACGTAATGGACAAGATGCGGGCCGATAATAGTGGTACTGAAGTTCCGGTGTGGATGGACGAGGTTGAGTTACCGGACATGAGTGCGGGGGGAACCGTGCAGGGCCGAATGGTAAACTGGGGGCACGACATTCGGTTCGTGCACAACCTGAACAAGTACGGATGGCCCGTCTACATCGATGGGCGCGTGCTGTGTGGTCACCTGGATGTGAACACCGGTACGATCTACGAGGTGCCGGACACACTGTCGGGATTCACGAAAACGCGACAGCGCCTGGAGGCGCAGAACAATGCCAAAAACCAAATCGCAGCGCCAGGTCCGTTACCTTTTGTCGAAGGTATCCCCGCTGACGGCGTCACAGAAAACGAAACTCAAGGGGGAACTTCACTCGGGAACGGTCAAGATCAAGAAGTCCGCAACGCGGGCGAAACATCGTAGGAGCAAGTGATCCGTGGCAACGAAGTGGGTTCGAGCAGTTGGGGGCAATGATACTTGGTCGGGGGATAGCTACGCCGAGGCGTGGGCCACGCTCGACAAGATCTGTACGTACATCAACGCCAGCGGCGCCAAGGGTGACGTGTTCAACATTGTTGGTGACTTCACGTTGCCCGGATTGCCCACGGCGTTAACGAAATCCCTGGCTGGAACCAGTTACGACACTGATCCATCCTTTACGATTCGCGGAAGGAGTTTGGCAGATGCCCCGGCAAAGGCGTCTGTAACATGGCCGGCTAGTGGTGCGGCCCGTATACTGACAACCGGTACCGGTCAACCGTTCATCGTGATTCAGGGCATAAAGTTTGACATGACCACGGCCGGTGTCACGGACGGACAGATGGTTGTGCGCAATGCCAGTACCAGTGCTGCGCCACGGTTCGAGTACTGCGAGTTGCACGGGTACACGGACAGTCATACGAACTTTGGTGACGCGCTGCGCACATGGATGGACCAGTCAGGTACGGCCCCCACAAACTGCGGTGAAGTACGGCACTGCTACCTGAACAATGCGTGCCGTCCAATAGAGTTCTTTACGGCAGCAACCACAGCCAAGGGTACGATGCACGATTGTGTGTGGCGGCATGTCGGCCGATGGGCCGACACGTACGAAGGCAGGTTGCGCTGGCCCGCTACGCCAGTGAGCGCAAGCAACCAGTTGGGGTTCTATTACAACACGGTTGTTCTTAGTACTACGGATGCCATCAACAGTTTGCTTCTAGCGTCCCCGGCATCGGGTAATTATGGCACGGTCAATTGGCACAGTAATCTTCTGTGGATTGATACGACCGCGATATCCTCGCCCGTGGCCGCGATATTTGCCGGAGGTTCGGGATCCACTGCCACGTACGCCGGAATTCTGGGGTACAATGTTATTTTGTTCGGCCCGAATGTCACCGCGCTCGAGGCGCCCGATAACAAGATCTACGTACTCCCGCCCTGGAGTACCGGTGGTAGTCCCAAGACCACGGACGTTGTAGATCATGGGGTGGCCCAATCGAGCGTGTTCGCCGCCCCGTCCACGGCCTGGACGTGGTCGAATATCAACGACAGTGGGTACAGTATCGACCTACCGGGTGACTTCCGGCCCGTGGTCTACACGGAGGCAGGAGATGGTGGATCTACACCGGGAGCACTCCCTGCGGCCACAACCGACTACACCGTTACGGTGGCGCTAAATAAGACCCATGCTCCGGTGAACTCCCCTATCAGGTACACGGTAACCATCAGCAACGACGGGTTCGATGCGGCGAGTGTGCTTGTGGGCGTTCCGGTTCCGGCGGGCATTACTTACGTGTCCCACACGGCCTCGAGTGGAACGTACAGTGCGGGTGTGTGGAGCATTCCGACTCTGGCCGACGGGGCATCGGCCACGCTCGTGATCGACACGACCATAGATGCCGACCAGGCCGGGAATACGATTACCTACACGGCGACGTTTACCGACGCGGATCTGGCTAGTGGCGGAGACACATCGGACGACACCGACAGCGTGGACCTGGTTGTGCAGAGCACATCGCGCGTTCCGTACCTGGACGTGGAACCGATATACGCCCCGGATCTGCGCCTTGAGATTAACTCGGCAATGCTTGCCAAAATCAATCGGTTCCGCACCGTGTACAAGCGGTACGATGATGAGCACCAGCGGTGGCGCGAATACGCAACCAAGCGAATGACCGTGACCCCTAGTGCAACCGAGGACTTCATCTGTGGAATCGAACACATCTCGTACATTCTGATCGAATCGACCGAGCCAGTGGAGGTGTCAGTGAACGGGGAGTTTGCCCCCGCGGCCACGCTGGTACTACTTGCACCGGGATTCCTAGACAGTCTCCAGGTGCGCAACCCATCGGCCACGGCGAATGCCGCGGTTACGATTACGGCGGTGGATAATGGCAACGCAAACTAGGAATACGTACATGTATAGGCCAGAGTGTATTCGGCACACACTAGTTTTGGGGTACGCCGATGCTACTGCATCAAAGTTCGCGCTATCTATGGCGCCAGGAGTGTACAAACTGGTCATGCTCATCACTAAGACTGTGGATTTCAGTCACGCCTGCAAAGTTGGTCTTATCAAACCGTTTCTGGATGCGGCACAAACCACAGTAGCGGACACTGCTTTTAACTTGGCTGATGCCGATGACACTTCAACCGTAACGGAGCATACCGTAGCAACCGGCGCTGGGGCGCAGAGCAAATATTACAGTGTTGTTGGAACATTTGGGGGTGGGCTTAGTAACTTGGATACGGGTCCGTTTGCAATCCCCTACGGGCTTCAACTTACTTGGACCAATGCCACTCCGGCAACAACGGGCTCAGTGACAGTGGAAATTGTGGCCTCAAGGATGGTGTAGTATGGCAACACAGGTGCGGGATATGAAAATTTTCAGACCAGAGACCATTATCCACAAACTGAACCTGAAGTATACAGATACAACGACTTCGTACAAACTGAATATGGGTGCGGGTGTGTACGAGGTTAAGTTGATTGTTCATACCGTGTCCAATCTTACCGTAAATCCAGTGGGCGGATCCGGTGGTGCCACTATCGGGCTAATCAGTCCGTTCCTGGATAGCGCCCAAACACTGGTGGCCGATACGGCGTTTAGGGTTTACGATGCCAATACGGCTTACGGTGCGGGGCTAGTAACTACGGTTGCAATTGCTACGGATACTGCGGTCAACAAGTACATGGGCTTGACTGGGCAATTCGGGGGTCAAGTTACGGTAGGTACTGGTCCGTGGGTCATTCCCTGTGGTCTACAAATTACCTGGACCAATAGTTTGGTTCTTGGAACTGGTGGGGAAATCAATGTGATTGTTGTTGCATCGAGGGTAGTATAGTATGACGAATGCACTTAGCCTTCTAAACGAACTGGCCGACCGACTCAAGTGGCCCCAAATAGAGACGATCGACAAGCCGGACAATGAACTTTCGGCCCACGAGCGCAAACTGCTGCGCCTAGTCAACCGGGTTCTTCAGACGTGGTGCGGTCTCTCGAACTGGCCACTGCTCCGCACGGACGGTACCATTGTGCTCTTGGCGGCGGTTAAGAGTGACGCGTCGCTCCTGCAGTACGTGACGGCCACACAGAATAGCGACGTGGTCACGCTCGACGCCATGATTCTGGACGACACGTACAAGCAGCGTGCCTTCCAGGTGAACGGGGATGATTACGTGTACCGGATTGTCGATGTCCCGTCCCCGACCCAGATCCAGATTAACAGGGCCTGGATCAGTGCCTCGATCACGGCCGCGGACGAGATGGGGTTCACCATCGCCCAGGACCGGTACGCCCTACCGGACGACTTCGACCGTCCGGCTGATACCTTTGAGTCCTTTCTGAGTCCTTACCATATCGAACCCCGGTCGCCGGATGAGTTCCGAGACAGACGGATGCGGGATCGGGGAATCGTGCTGGGCGAGCCCGCGGTGTACACCGTGTACACCACCAACCCGGGCGAGACCGTACAGTTGGTGCACTTCCACCCCTACATTGAGAACGCACGGCTGTTGCAGTTTCCGTACCAGCGCACGCATCCGTCCATAAACTCCGACAACGACAAGATCTTTGTGGCCGAGCGGTTCATTGGGGCGCTCATCGATGTGATACTCGAACTCGCCATTCGGGACTACGAGGACGATAGCAAGACCCAACAGATTCTGGCCGACATGCTCCGGCAGTACGACCAGCAGGCGTCCAACCCCGGCGTGGTGCGTGCACTGCCCCGGTTCGGGGTAGCGTGCCAGACGCGCGCCGACATACGCAGGGGTATCGCCATGGGATCGATCAAGGGGTCCGGTGGGGACTCCTGGGACCTACTCAACTGGAGGTACGATAACTAATGCCCAGTCCGGTACTGCGCGTATCGGCCATTCCAGCCACACTCGGGCTCGTTACCGCCGGCCACCAGGCCAGTGTGGACGAGACCGCCCTGTGGCAGGCCCAGAACATGACCTCCGACCTGGACGGCATACTCGGGGTGCGCCCGGGTTTGCGCCCGTACGGGCAGGTTCTGGTGCGCCCCGACATCGGTACCCCAGACCCAATTACGGGACTGTACCCGAACATTGTCGCGTTCTCGTCGTTCCTGTCGGGCCTCAGTGGGTTCTACGCATTCGATAACAGCGGTGGCGCCAAGATCAGCCTGTCAACCCACAAGGGTGTGCTCCTGGCGGCCGTATCCAAAACCGCAACCGGGGCCTACACCCTGTCGTACTCCGCACCCGCTCTATCGGCCAAGACAAGGTGGTCGTTCAGGTTCCTGATCCAGGGCGTCAACATGCCCGCGTACAATGGTACGGATACGACAGCGGGTACCTTTGCATTCCGTGTTCAGGGCGTAGCCAGTACGTGCAAGGAGTTCGCGTTATACAGTGGGGGGCTGTATTGGAGGCGCAATGACAACAGCAAGTACACACTGGTAACTGGCAGTGAGTTCGCTGGTCTTGGCGGGTACAATACGCTAGAACTCCGCAGTAACGGCACCAGTATCTCCGTGTACCTCAATGACGCACTGATCGACACACTAACGGCCGCTAGTCTTGCCACGGTTACGCCGGCGACAACCTGCCTGTTTGAGTTCTGGTGGAGGCCGGATACCAATACCACAAAGAAAACGTACAACACGCGCATTGTCACGCCCATGTACAACGATGTGGCAACCGACCCATTCGTAACGGACCCGGTCGTAGCCATTGGTGAGTTCCAGTTTGACACACGCTCGGGGTCGAAGAAACGGTGCGTACTCGCCGCGTGTGGTGACTACATCTACCACGACCTGGATCTGCGCGAAGTGTGGCGCCCACTGCACACCAAGGTTAACGCGCTCGTAAATATGTCCACCTACCGGCAGAATGCCGTGTGGGTCGACTACAATGGGGCCGGTACCTCGGCCATCTGGCTCTGGAGCGGAGTGGACGATGCTCCGGAACAACTCACGGATGCCCCGCCCGCGGAGGCCGTGGTCGAGCATCAGCAACGACTCTGGGTGATCGGGGACCACAGTAACCCGTACCGGGCCTACTACAGCGCCGATCGCCAGCCCAACGTCTGGTGGACGCCATCGCCCACGACTACCGAGGAACAGTTCGATGTGGCCCTGGACGCCGGGTTCGTTGAGATACCGGCCACCAAACGTGCCGACCGGTGCACCGCCATGTTCGGGGACTACAACCAGTCCATCATTATCTGGACGCGCAAGAGTACGTGGGGCATTACCGGGTTCGGCCCGTTCAGTTATACGCGTAATCCACTGCATCCGACGATCGGGTGCGAGGGCCAGAACTCGGTAACTATGGTCGGGAACGATCTGTGGTTCACCAGTCGATCGGGCATGCGCTCGATCGTCGCATCGCAGCAGTCCGGGGAGATCACCGTTCAGCAACCAATGATGGTCCTGCACCAGATGTGGGCCAATACCGGTAGATCGGAACTACTGGTGAACACCGGGGCACTGGCCCAGGCGTACATGGACTTTGATTCAAGCCTGGGTCTGGTGCATATTGCACTTCCCATGTTCGGGTATAGTACGGCCGGTGGTACATTCGTGTACAATGTAAACAGTCAACAGTCCCATGGGCCGTGGATCATCGATGCTCGATCCATGCGAACCGTTGAAATTGGAACGCCGCTGCGTGAGGTTGTAATGTACGGGGACTCGCAGGGTCGCACGGCGTACATTGACCCTATGCACCGGGTAGATTTCAGGGATACACCCATCGAGGCGGTCATCGAGAGTCCGATTATAACCGGCCGGTCGCAGGACCCACGCTTGATTGGGTATGGGAAAACATTCAGCAAACTCAAACTGTACGTTCTTGTACGCGGGGACTGGGACCTGAACGTAACCTGGTCCGAGTACCGGCACGAACTACCGCCGGAGAACGGCAGTTACACGGTCAACCAAAACGTACTGCTCAAGTCGTTCGTGGTGGACAAGGATTTTCGGGTCGACTGTGACCCTGACGGCCTGGTGATGTCGGGAGAACAGGCATCGGTTATCGATGTACTGCTCGACGCGTGCGGGTACGGCCTATCGTGGAAAATTGTGACCAGTAACGATCTGGTACTGCTCGGCTGGGAGGTCGAGTTTACTGCACCCAGGTCCGAACAGGAGTAAGACATGGCATTGCCTCAACTGGTAACTAGACAGAAACTCACAAGCACGACCTGGAACGCCGCAATGGCCGAGATTGAGGCCAGACTCGCGGCGATTGGCGGATCCAGCATTGCCTGGCCACTCGTGGCCGGGGGCAACCTGGACATGGACCGCCTGTACACTATCATCAGCATGCGGAACCTGTGGGGCGTTATCAACGCCTCCGAGTACCCAACGCTCAACGATGCCGTGACCGCAGCAAATGGCCAGACTGGCGGGGGAATTGTATACATTCCGACCAATACTGGTATCGAGGCATGGGCCCAGGGCACCAGTGTTGTCATTACCGCGAGCAATGTGCTCATCGTGGGCGCGGGTCCGGGCAGTAGCACCATTGCAATCACCAGTGGGGCCGGGCCGTTCATCACGAATACCGGTACGCTTGCAAATATCAGTATCTTCAACCTATCGATCAGTACCGCCCTCGGAACCGCCTCCACCGCTGTGAGCATGAAGCGCGTGGACAGATTCCAGATGGGGAATGTGAAGTTTACGGGCATCAACGGCCCGTCGCTGGTTCTGACGCACGATGGAACGCCCGGTAATTCCTGCTCCAACGTCACCCTCAGCGATCTGTACTTCCCGGGCGGTAGTGGCGCGGGCGCGCACAATATTCAGGCATTGGACGTAAAGGGCCTGGTCATGTGGGGCATTCAATCCGTCAGTTGTCCGTCCACCACAGCGGCCATCTATATGGAACCGGCCTCCTCGGCCGCGTACATTCAGGATGTGAGTGTGTTCGGGTCGAGAATATCCAGTCCCGCGGGCAAGGGCGTATCCATACTGGGCAATACCACGTCCGCGGACGACAAGTGGGCCAGGATCGCGCTCACGGACGTGCGTGTGGTCAACCCGTCAGGAACCGCCATCGAGGTGGGATCAGCCAGCAAGATGATGAAGGACGTGCGGATCACTGGTAGTGGGGCTCAGGGCACGATCACCGGTGGTGGCCTATCGGTGTGCACCTCGGGCGGCATCGTCAACGGGTGCCGGGCCCAGGCGGCCGGGTCCTTTGGTCTGGATATAACTTCGAGCATCGACCTGTTCGTGACGGCTTGCAACTTCCAGGACGCGACCACGTACGGCGTAAACGCCACGAG